TTGTCGGTCTTCTCTAGTTCACCAATCATATGAAAAGGGTATTAAATATCTACTATCTTTTAATTTATCATGTACTTGTTCTTTTAATAAAATATAGTTATTAACAAAATCAACAATATTTTTTGATACTGCCTTTCTCACAATTTTATATTTTTCTTTTTTAAATGTCATATTACTTGTAAATTGAAATGTATAAATCTAAATGGTTCTATGCCAGGGTCTACTGCAAACTGATGTGGTAAGTAAGAATTAAATAACATTAAAGTGCCTGGTTTAGGTTTGTAATATATTTTATTTGTTGATAAAGTTACATCATCTACATTTGCTTCTTTTAAATCTGTCATTACCTTACCAGGCCTAGGGTCTTCAAACATTGGATAAGATGTATTCTCAGAACACTTTAAAAAGTAAAAACCAGACATGTGAGCATTTGAATGAACATGATATGATTGATGTCCACCACCTAATTTTGAAAACTCTTGAACCCAATAATCATTTAGTTTTACTTTTTTTCTAGATAAGTCATACCCTTGTTGTATCAATATATCTCTAGACACACCAATTATAAAATCTGCTAAAACAGAAAAGTTATTATCACCTATTAAAGTATAAGAACAATGTGAACCACCAAAATCTTTTTTACCACCTTTCAAATTTTCTTTTCTAACTTCTCTAATATATTTGTTAGAGTGTTTGTTTAAATCTTTTAACCATGATGGTATATATGCACTATAAACACCACTAGTAAAATAACTATCCATTCTAACTTCAAAATTATTATTATCTATTGCCATGGTTTACCTAACGACCAACAAACTAATGAGTTTCTTTCGCCCCTTGTTACTTTTTTAATTCTATGATATAAAAAACTAGGAAATATCACTATACTACCTCTTGGTTTAAATTCTTTACATATTCTCGTTACTTGTTTTTTATCTGGTTTACTATCTGGGAAACAAAACTCTAATTCACCACCACTGTATTTTTTAGGGTCTGTTAACTGTATTATACTTGATAACTTTCTAATCTTACCTACATAGTTTTTATTATTTGTAGATAAGTTACTGTCTGGGTCTTTATCTATGTCTTTGTATGCACCACCCCAATCATCAAAATGCCAATTATAAAACTGTCCTTTTTTATAATGTGTAAACTGTGCTACTTCACTCCAATTCCATTGAAAGTTCCAATTTGCATTTTTATTTGCTATTTCAATATAAGGATTTAATATTTGATATATCCATGGCTCATCTATCCAATTTACATCAGAGTTTCTTTGATTAACTATGTCTTGATATTTTTCTTTTGCATAAGTACCTAAACCTATTTTTGCTCTTTCTTTTTCTCTTGTTGATTTTACATATTCAATAATATCATCACATTGTTTATCAGATAAAATAGAATCAAAATACCAATAATAGTTTTTTAAGTTCATAACAAATCACTTGTAAATTATATAATACTATTTATGTGTTAAGAATTAGGCCATGTGTCTGCAGCTCTAGCTTCTAATTGGTCAGTTAAATCAAATATACCAGAAGCACTAGCAGCTATACATATTGCTGGTTGTTTTATTTTTACAAAACCAGAACCACCAGCTGCACCACTAAAACCTTGACCTGTTAGAAATCCACTTCCACCAGCTCCACCAGCTCCACCACCTTTATTTGCAGCTCCAGCTTGAGCTGCAATTGTTCCATGATAGGCTCCACCTCTGCCACCGCCAGGGCCACAAGCAGGTTGTGTGTAACAGCTACCAAAAGCACCTCCAGCACCGCAACGGCCTGGGCCACCACATGAGGTATTTTGATATCCACCACCACCGCCTCCACCAGCGTAGAGTGTAGTGCCAGTTAAAGGTGATGCTCTTCCTTTTCCACCATCACCACTTTCAGTATAAAGACCAGGGTTTGGGCCACCACCTTCAGGTGCTTGTGGACTTACAGGAGCACATTTATGTGCTTGACCAATACCATTTGTACCTGTACATGCTCCACCGCCACCACGACCAGAAGAATTATTTCCTTGTGGACCACCTTTAGCACTTGGAGCAGGGGGTGTATTTCCTACATTACCATTTGTTCCACTATTGTATCCACCACCAGCAGAACCACCTGGCCCACCATGTGCTAATCTGTGTCCATATCCACCACCTGTTGCTGTGACATTACATATACCTGGGCCTGCAATACTAGATGCTCCACCTCGACCTGTACAACTATCTCCTGTTGATGCCGAACCACCAGCACCTACAGTAATTGTTAAATCTGTCCCACCTGTTACAGGGTAACAAGCTTTAGTGAGGAAACCCCCACCACCACCGCCACCTGAGCCAGGGTGTTGTTGAGAACTTGAACAACAAGAACCACCACCACCAGCAACAATTAAGTATTCTATTACTGTTGTTGCACAAGCTAGTGTTACTGTACCTGATGATGTAAATGTAGATACTGTTTCATCTACTGATGATGCTGCTTGAATTGTGGCACCACCTCTAGTAATTGAGGCAGGGTCAGCGTTAATAAATCTTTGACTAACCAAAGTTCCTACAAATCCACCTCTACCTTTTGAATATCCTCTTGCCATTAATATTTAACCCAATTATCTGTTGTATTATCCCAATAGTATTTATCACCATCCCAATCATCTGGTATATTCAATCCATTTTTTAAAACACTATATTGTTGCTCACCTATGGTAGTTGTAACATCTGATAAATTTTTACAAACCCATGTGTTTCTAGATGTATCCCATTCTGGTCTATGATACTTACCATCTTCGGCAGCATCCTCAGCACTTATTGTGCAATCAAAAGGAGCATTCCATTTGTTATTACTAGAATCAAATACCCAATTTGGATATGGGCATGGTGGACTAAATCTATTATTATCAGCATCCCAAGTAGAATCTTGGCCAGGAAACATGCCTCTTTGAGTAGCATTGTATGAACATTGTTTCCAATATGTTCCGCCTATTATATCCGAATTACCTAAAAGATTTTTTACAAATACTTCAGCATCAGAGGAATAGTCACCACCATTGGAACTCACATCATCATTAGAGATAACTACTACTCTTAATACTTTGTTGTCTGTATTCTTAACTTCAGCGAAGTGTGCCATAAGATATTACTCCTATTAAGCATCATCCATTACTTCGAATGAAACAAACAAGTCTAAATCACTATTAGCATTTGCTCCACCTTTTAAAACATCACCTTCCATTAAATAGATAGGTGTGTCTAATACAACTAGTGTAGAATCTGCTGGAATTGAAACAGTTTTTGCAATATAAACAGTAGCATCAGCACCTGTAGTAGTTACACCACTAGCACCTGAACCCATACCATCTACAAACAAATCTAAAGTAGCAGCACTAGTGCCGTCAACATTTGCACAAGTAATTCTGTTAATTTTACAGACATGGTCTGCATCAACAGTAATTAATGTTGCTGTTGCTGTATTAGTTAAGTTAAAACCTGCATTACCAGGTAATACTGATGATACATTTATTAAATCAACATTTGCCATTTTTTATTTACTCCTAATTTATAATCTTATTTATAATACTTTAACTACCAAATAACATCGCAAATACGATTGTTTTTCCTGTGGTTAATCCAAAATTATTAGCAGTTCCATTATTAGTAATGGTTGCGCCTGAATCTATTGTTAGTGTTGAACCTGATAAAATATTAAAATTATTGGCAGTAAACTTAAAGTCATCTGCTCCAGCAATTTTAATATCTATCTGGTCATCTGTATCAGCAGTAATACTAGTATCAGCGTCAGCGTCTAGGATTAATTCTTTTCCATTTAAATCAAATGTAGTAGCAGTCAATGTGTAAATATCTGCGCCACCAATCTTAATATCTATTTGGTCATCTGTGTCAGCAGTAATACTTGTATCGCCATCTAAGTCTAATACAAATTCTGCACCATTAACATCAAAAGATGAAACATTATTTACTTGCCATGCTTTTGCTGTTAGTATATCACTAGCTGCGGCCGCACTTCCTAATACAATACTTGTTCCGTTTGAAGCAGTATAATCTGAATCATCAAGTAATACACCATTTAAAAACACATCTAAATTAGCAGCTGTATATGCCAATGTGTTACTGTTATCATCAGAACCAGTAAATGTTGTTTGTCCTGATGTAGCAGTATAGATAAAATCTATATAAGCAGCTGTTGCTGATGAAGCAAATGTAACTACATCACCAGAAATACTTGTTGTAACACCAGCGCCACCTGCAAATTTAAGTGTATCACTTCCTAATGAAATTGTTGCACTGGTTGATGAATCATCTATGATAGTTAAATCTGTTGATACACTTGCTGTTGAAGCACCTGTAATTCTTCCTTGAGCGTCTATCGCTAATACTGGAATTGCTGTTGATGAACCAAATGAACCGGCACTAACTGCCGTATTGTCTAGATTAATAGTTAATGTATCACCTGATACAGCAGATGTTGTTCCTGTTCCACCTGATATTTTTAATGTATCTGTTGCAAGTGAAATTGTTGCAGCTGTTGAAGCGTCATCTACTAATGTTAAATCTGTTGAGATACTTGCTGTTGAAGCACTTGTAATTTGTCCTTGAGCATTTATTGCTAATACTGGAATTGCTGTTGATGAACCTACTGAACCGGCACTAACACCTGTGTTTGATAAATTTAATGTGAGAGTATCTCCTGATATAACAGAAGCAGTACCAGTTCCACCAGATATTTTTAAACTATCTGTTGCAAGTGTAATATCTACCGAAGATGAAGAATCATCAACAAGAGTAATGTTAGTTGCGTTATACCTCGTTCTAAAGGTTTCTAAAGTATCTGTCGTTGCGACCGGTGTAAATGCCATTATTCTCTCTCTGTAATTAGTTTTTTAATTTCAAATAATTCTTTCTTTAGACTATTTATCTCTTTTATAGCGTCAGTTAGGGAATCTCTTTGTGTTTCTCTAGCTTTTGCTCTTCGCATATATTCTTGATAGTCTGCCTTATTAGTATTTATAACAGCTTTAGAGATATTATCTCTAACTAATCCTACATGACCTTCTACTTTTAATCTTGCCATTATAATGCTAATGCAATACCTCTCATATCTTTTATTCTTGGTGGGTATGCCTGATTACTTCCTTTCATAACTATCTTAATTTGAAAAGCGTCAAATCCTGTTAGACCACTTGCTGTATATTTATATTCACTAAATTCATAGTCATTTGAAGCAGGAGTTACAGTTGAATCTTCTTCACCTGCCGTATTGAAAGGTGTCCAAGATATATCTCTTACATTTCTAACTTCAGCAGATGTTGTTGTTCTAAAGTATAATTCTACTGAAGAAGTTGATTGTACATTTGATGATAATCTAATGTCTAAAGCAGTTGATGTGTTATCTAATACAACAGGCCTAGTTACATACATAGCGTCTGAAGTTGAACCTTCATTGGTTGTATCTGCAACAAAATCTGGGTGATTAGATGAGGTATGTTCGTTCATTCTATTACTAATACATATTGCACTCATTCTTTGTGTATCAATAACAGGTGATAAGTTTGTATTATCAGATGTTAAAGTACATTTAATTAATAGTGATTTAGCACCAGACATTTCATTTGTCTCGTTTATATCACTTGCAATAACTTTAGGTGTTGTAAAATAAGCATTATCATTTGCAATAAAACTAATAGCGTCTGTTGCTGATGTTCTTGTAAATGATGTTTCTGAACCATTTATAGAAGTACCTGATGTAGGTCTAATATTGTATGATAATGATGTTCCTGGAACAGTCATTGTTTGCAATGCAACATTAATTGCCTCATAAGATTTGTTTTGAGTTGCAACAACACTTGCACCACCAGCGTCGCCAGTAGATGTAGCACTTGTACTATCAGTTGTTGTAATATCATAACTATCTAAAGTCATATTTGAAATTGATGTATGAGTTGCATTTATAGTTGCAGCTGGTATACCATTACATGCAGCTGAACCACTAATTGTTACATTGTTTGTTCCGGCATGCATACCATGATTTTTATGAAACACTCTAAATGTTTGTGAACCACTTGTTGTTCTAATTGGGTTTGTACCTAATGTTCTTGAAGATACACTATCGTTTGCAAGTGTAACTGTTGAAGTTGAACCTGTTGTAAATGCAGCCTTCTTAATAGTAAATTTTAAGTCTTCATTTTGGTCAGCAGAATATGTTGAACCATTTTGTGATTTAAATAAAACACCAGCATATGGTTGTCTAGATACAGTTCTTGTTCCGTCTAGAGTTTTTTGTCCCATTCTACTTCCGTAAACTTGATATGTATTACAGTTTGCCATTATAACATAACAGTATTCTTTATTTTCTTCTAAATAAACTGGTGAATCAAAAGTAAATGTTGTAGCAGTTGTGCCATCATTACTTGTATTTACTGAAGATGGATTTAATGATTTAATACTAAATGGAAGTATTCTAGGTGCTGGATAACCATTTACCATTTCTTGTATTTGTACTGTTACAGGTATATCATTATCTTTTAGTCCAAAGAATAAATCTATTGATGTTAAGAATACACCACCAGGTTCATCTACTAAGAATGATTGTGCAAGTGGGTCAATCCAACCAATAAATCTTCTAGTTTCTCTAGTTGATGTTCTAAAAATACTTCTATCATCAGCAGTACTTTCTCTAACAATACTAAATTCTCTTGTTGAGCCTTCACTATCTAAAATACCTCTTGCTGTGTAATCTCCTTCAGCAGCTGTTTCTACATCATCTACTGTTCTAAGATTAGTTGATGATGAAGTTAATCTAAATACTCTACGACCTGCACGCCATCTAGGATTTGCATCCACAGTTGGGTCAGGTAATGTAAATGTTCCTGATACAGCACCATTTGAATCTGTTACTAAGTTTCCACCTAAACTACCACCTGTTGGTGTAATGTAACTTGCAATAGATACATTATCAAAGAATGGATAAACTCTTGTATTAGGTTTCATTCTTGTTGCACTAAATGATATACTTCTGTTTCTAATAAATGGAAGTATATTCATACTAACCACTCTATCACCAAGTTCTTCTCTCATTTCTGCACTTACAAGTCTAGTTCTTACACCAGTTCTGTTTTGTAAAACTTGTGTCTGTGATGTTATTGTATCAATACTAAATTCTCTCCTTCTACCTCTTCCAGGTGCAATAGTTCTGCCTGTTGCTCTTTGATTTATATCTCTTGGCGTACCAGACCAGAAGTCTTGCCATTGATTCCAAACTGTTCCAAAAGGATTATCTAAAACATTAGAACCAGATATGTTTGCAGCCAATGTGTCAAACTGTCCTGTTTCATTACTAATTATTTCAGGTAATCTTTCTGTTTCAAACCATTCATCTCCTTGTGGTGTTAATGCAACAAAACCTGTCCATGTGAATATATCAAATGGATTTACAGGTATTAATTTAGTTGCAAATGGTTGAGTAATTACAGATGTTTCAGAATATGGTAATGTTAATAAATCACCTGTCTTCGCATAATTTGTATCTGTTCTGTCAGCGTCTAGAATTGCCGTATCATCATCATCTCTTTCTATAAGTGTTATTGCCTCTGTATGATGAGTAGGTCTTAGTTCGCCACTTGCAAAATCCATAGAACATTTATAATCAACATCACCTACATTACCTATTGAATGACCTACAAAGTTATCTACGACAAATCCATTTTTAAATCTATCAAATCCTTGAGCGTCTTGTATTTGTAGTGATTGTGCAGCCTGTTCTAATAAACTTAATTGAGTATAGTATTCAACATTTTCAATTCGTTTTTCTAATTTACCAATATCTCTCATGGTAAATCTTCTATTATCAATAGAAATTATATCAACCTCTTCTGGAGTTAATGTAAATGAAGGAATGTGTATAGTATATAAATGCATTGCATTTTCTAAATTTTCTGGGTCTTGTGGGACTAAATCAGATGTACCTTCTACTACTTTAAATGAACCTTCTTTATCTAAGAAAATTTTATCAATTCTATTTAAGTAAAATTCATGGTCAGTTGTAACATCACCACCAAATTTTGCAACATCTAATACACTTGCACCCGAACCACTAAATTGTCTATCTTGTCCATCACCTGCATTAATAGTTGAAGCGTCATCTACTCTTGGCCTAAAGTCTAAACTATCTCTAAGTTGAAATTTTTCACCTGTTGTATCTGATGTATAACTAGGTATATTTTCATAATCTACAACACCAGAGTAAGAATCTACATCAAAGAAATCACCAGAACCATGTGAAAAGAAACTAAATGTAATTAATAATCTTCCTGTTGGTTGTGATTTGCCAGGTTTAAGTTTTAATCTTCCTATATCATAAAAGTTATCTCTTTGTCCGTTATCTAATTCATATCTATCTGTAACATCTGTATCACTGGTTGTTGCATTAGTACTAAAGTTAGTTGCCATATGTACACTTGCCACTTCAAATACATCTGCCTTTCCTATGTTTACACCACCTCTAGCAGTTGCAAGAGCTTCAGTAGTAATTTGTTTTGTTTGAGAAGCATTTAAAGTTTTAGATTTAGATGATACTGTACTTCTTGTTATAGTTGCAAGTATTTTTACAACATGAGAAGCAAAGTTTGCCCCAAAGTCAAGTTTTAAAGTTGTGGTAGACGGTGATGAAAATATAACTGCACCTTCGTGATTGTTGCCTGTGATACTTAATACATCACCAACAGCACCTGAACCACCAGAACCAGTTGATATAATTGAAACTATAAAGTCTCCTTCTGCAACACCACTAAATGTTTCATTAGATGAACATGTAACAGTAATATCACCATCAGATGATAAAGTACCTGTAAATTGTCTTCTAACTTTTAATGATGTATCTACAACACCATTATTAGTTTCTGTTTTTAATGTCTTAGTAGTTTCATGAGGCAATTTCATTATTGCAATATTTTTATTAGCGTCTTGAAGTTTTGCCCTTGTTCTAGTTACAATACCTTTTGTTGTAACATCTGAACCACCTACATTAGCAGAAAGTTCTAATTGTGTATCTGATATTATTAAATCTACAACAGCAGTTGTATCTGTACCAGCGTCATCTATAAATGATATACTATCACCTATTTTTAATTCGTTTGTAAATTTAGTTCCGAAACCTTGTACTGCATTACTAGAGTTTGCAACAGTAATACTTCCTGTTAGTGTTAATACATCACCATCAGCAGTTGTTCTAACTGTGTCAGCAGTATAAGTTGGTGAACCTGCCATAGAAATTTGTTTAACAGCAGAAAAGTCAAATACTTCAACACCTTTAAATCCAAAAGCGTCTGATTGAATACTGCCTGAATTACTAGAAGTACCACCAGTTAATGTTTCGCCAGCAGAGAATACACCTTGAACATCAGTTACAACACAAACTGTGTGTTGGAAATTACCTGATATAGTTGTACTACCTAATG